CATTCGGAACACGGCTCCCCACAAACGAACCACCGTATTCCGAGACGAAGTTTTTTAGTTCATCGTCCGTGGCGTGAGCAATTTCGCGGACTGCCTCAAATATTTCCTGAAATAATCCTTCTGACTGATCAGCGCCTGTCGGGTTGGGAAAAAACAAACTTATTTCCACCACATCACTCAGCGTTTTCCACGTTCCCGATTCGTCTTCAACTTCAATTCCTTTCCAGTTTCGCGTGATCTGATCCAATCGGTGAAACATTTGAATTGATGCGATGGTCGCGTTTTTAATCGAGTCGCCATAGTCGGCGTGATACGCCCACGTTGCCGTGCGGCCGTCCCACCATTTCCGCAACTCTGTCGCGGACAATTCACTCAATTCGTCGATCGGTCTCAATCGTTTTATTTCCAAGCTGACTTGCTCCGCTTCGGGCAAGTCGCGGTTATTTTTCCAGCGTGGTACGAACGGCACCCACTGGATCTTCATGCTGCCGAGCTTCATTTTTGAATCCCTTCGTGTCAGCGAGGGGAGGCCACTGTCCAACAGGCCGCAGGGCCGGTCAAACGGCGTGACACGTCACCGACCTCCCCTCAAAGGATTGTGTCATGCGTCAATCAAAAACCAGCGTAACCTCATCCTCTCCGCTCGATGATGCGAGCGCGACAAAGTTAGCTGTATATCGAATCATATCCGACTCGGGAGAATCCCGTTGCGTCGGATCGAATTCGGTGACATTGCAATTGATTTTCAGACGTTTGCCGGAGTCCGTTCCCAGCGTGATCACAACGTCTTTCTGTACCTGGCGACGGAATTCCGTGAACAGGTGCGCTTCATCTTTACGAACCAGAAAATCAACACTCCCCGAGACTTCGCGATACGCAGGGACAACGACGTCGGTCGCTGATGATCCACCGAATTCTGTGTTCAACAAATCGATGCCTGTGGTTATCGTGATCGAACCACCAAGATGCGTGATCGTTGTACTGCCGTTGTCGAGTGACAAACTTCCAGACGTTCCGAACAGCGGATCGCCTGCCAATGTCGGCGACGGGAAATACGGTTTCACGATTGCATTGTCAGACCAACTCGAGCTTGCAATTGTCAACGTGTTCGTACTGTAATTAACGGCAGTGACTTGGATGTCATTCGTCGAGGCTAAAGAGATCACAGAATATTGCGTATAAAAATCTGCATCATCAACAATCAACGCGGTGGCCGATGATCCGGTTCCGTTCGCTAATGTGTTGCCCGTCTGGATGTAATCCTTCGCCACACCAGCGGCGTTCCAGGTGATGTAACTGTCGCCCGACCACGAAAGGTTGAGCGTTTGCACACAGGCACCGTATACGCCTTCACCCAGATCCGTCGTTGACCGATAGATCGACGCTGACAAAGCGGTCGGATCTTTCAGAAGCGAATACGTGACAGAACTTCCGCCTGCAACGGTTTCCGTTCCAAGTGTGTGCTTTAACATGTCCCCAATGTCTGGAGCGGTTCCCGCTGTTCCCGACGGCCGCAAGATTCCCGTGGCGTTCCACGGTTGAACCGGTGTTCTGGATTCGGTGCGTTCAATGCGACTGCGAGTATTGCGGCGGTCGTTTGGAAATTCTCGTCCAACCGGTGCGCCCATTGTTATTGACGTTGCTCGGAATGCGTCGGCGGCCGCTGGTTTAACGGCGACGCCATAGGTCGACTCGGGTTTGAAAAATCCAACAAGATCCGAGCCGTAACTGAAATTATCGACTCCCATTTTTTAGTCTCCTAAGAGGTAAAAACCTCAATTGATAGTGCGGCTCGTTGCTCAAATCGACCGCCGTCGACGCCCACATCAGACGCATCAATGCGCTCGATGTAAACTTGATCGACGTTATCGCTCAACGTGGTTTTGTTAAGCAATTCTTGCACTGCTCTCACGGTTCGCCATAAACGAATCGTGACCATTTCGGCCCCTGCATATGTCGAACTGCTTTGATTCCCTGCGACAATTATCTCGACCATCACGTCATGCTGCTGACGCTGTTCGGGAGAATTGATTGCATTGGTTCCCAAAGCAACAACGACGATATTCACGTCTTTCGGGTACAGCTCTTGCGGTGCTCGCCAGTACGCCGAAACTGCGGCCAGCGTAATGCCGTCATCATACTCGGTGGTCAATGCGGCCAGCTTCGCCGTCATTCCGGACGTCAAGACGGTGATAATGTTATTGCACGCGTCTTGAGGATTTATCGATCCCGCCACCGTTTGCCTTTCCATGCGTTTGTCAGATCAGCGGAGAGATATTCCCCCCACCGTTTTCCGATTTCCTTGCTTACAACAAACAGCGGACGCCGCGGCATTTTTGAAGTGCCGCTCTGGTGATACCCTGCATACGGAACGCGAGTCCCCAGCGTCAGCATTTTATAATTCTTTTGCTTGCGGTTATAAATCAAGTCGCGCGAATTGGAATCGAATGATTCCCTCATGCGACCTGTCAAAACCAGCAATGGACGCCCGGGATACGCTGAATTCTTCCACGCGGCATATACAGGCGACAACGGTGCCCATTGCGTGCCTGTGGATCTCCCTCGGGAAGAAAATGACTCGCCAACCTCATCGAGAAAGTCATCGCGGATTTTTCCAGCGGCTCGGCCGCGGAACGGTCCCTTTGCCCACTTTCCCAATTCACCGGTCGACTTCTGCAACTTTTCCAAGCCAACAACGCGTATCTGAATCACTTCTTTGCTCTTGCCTTTGCTTTTGCTTTCGGCTTCTCCATCAAAGGAGGAAGCCAGCGAGCGGCGGCGGCGATTGCGTTTTCATGTCGTGCGGCCATTATCGTGACATAATCCGCATCGTCGTCAATGTCTTTCGCGGTCGAATCGATTGCATCGGCAAACTCTTCTTCCTGTTCTGGCGTCGGTCTTGTACCCGGCGGCAAAACAATTGACGCAACATCTGCGACTGTACAGTTTCCCATGATTTTTATGTCCTCAGTAATACCACCGAGCCAGCGGCGGCGATACGCTCCACGGCGGCGGTCGGAATGTCATATGATCCCTGTTGTATGCCATCAATCAATCGGTTTCGCTCTGCGACCAGCGGCGCGATGACTTCGTCGACGGCGGCACCCGATGAACTATATGCTGACTGTTGCACTCGGATCGCCGTCATGATGGCGTTCAAAGATTTCAGCATTTTCGGACAATCAGATCCAGCCGTGTACGTGACAGCGGTATTTACTGCGGCGGCGAGTTCAACCCACGGCTGAATTGACACCACGATTTCCCCATCACTGTTGACAATGTCGTCCTGTGTGACCATGTATCGCTGTGAATCGCTCGAGATCGTGAAGAAATCCCCACGACGAACGGCACCCGTCAACGATCCGCTTGATGCTTTGAGTTGCAGAACCGAATCCATCAGATTCGCGGTTGCCGACAACAGTGTCGTGCCAGCCAGCGAACCGGCCGACTGCGCCACAGGTGCGGCAAAACCTGACGCCCGTAACAGCGCATTGATCTCACCAAAGTCTTGCGAAATCCATGCTTCGACTTCGGCCGTTGATGGATCGGAATTGGTGTCAATCACAAACTGCTGTACGATTGCCTGTACATCAGTTGCTTCGCAGTATCCGGTGGTGGAAAGCGTTATCGCCATTTAGTTGGCTTTCGGTTTTTTGGCTTTGGCCTTGGCTTTCGCTTTGGCTTTTGGCTTTTTCGGGGCATCGTACAACTCCATGTTGTCGGGGTTGAAATCCGACTTGTTTATGATGGCGAAGTCTTGACCCACTTTGATTTTTACCGTCGGAATGTTTGGCATAGCTATCCTCTAATCCGATGCGGATTTCTCCGCACCGGAATTGTCAGAGGTTTAATTATCCAAGAATTCGACAGGCAAGTTCTGGACGGAGCAAAGTCGCGCCATACAGAACGTCGTAATCGAATTTCCACTGCTTCTCTTGACGCGAAACCTCGAGCCTCATCGTGAGGCCACTGACTTCGTCGGTCACTTGTCGCATCGTGTCAGAGTTCAGTTGTGCATCCATCAACGGAGCCATCGCGAAACCGAACGCGTTGCGCTGAAAAGCAATGTTGACCACATGGTCGGCGGCGAAAGTGATCGCGGCATTGTCAGCTAATGCGGCAGTCAATGCAGGTGCGAACGTAATCGTCGACGAGGCGAAACTGGAAACCACAAATTGTTGAGAAGATCCGGCGACAGTAAAAATGTCTCCTTCGACCGGTGTTCCCGAACCGCCGTCAATTGGCACGGTGGTATGTCCAATCGCTGAACTTGCAGTGTTGACCAGATAGCTGGTCGGCGGTGCGGTGTCGTGGGATGGCACATTCTGATCAAGGTGCCAACTGGCTCCCAACTTGTAACCAATGTCGCCGCGATCGATGCCCACGTCGTTGCCTCTCCAACTTGCATCCTGAAACGCTCTATTGTTCAGCGCATTGCCTTCGGCATCGCTGTTCAGCACAACAGCACGATCTTCAAGCGGTGCTTTCATGGTGTTGAGTTTTGCCCGTGCGCCGCTTGTCCATGCGGACAGGTCAGATGCGAATGGTGTCGTGCCAGCGGTGCCAGCTTGCGAATAAATTCCCTTATACAATCCGAGAATGTAATCGTCGACATTGTTCGCCAAAGACCGAACCGCTTCGTCGCCCTGCAATGTATTCATCGCATCGACGTCGATCTGTGTGATCTGCTGATCGGTTAAATAAAAACCGGCGTGTTTCCACTGGTTGAGGCTGATCGTTTTACTGGTCAGCGTGGAATCTCCAGCGGCGGCAAGTGTGTTGCTCGGGCTGACGCTGGCCGCTGTGATGTCGGCGGCAACGGGCACGGTGATGGTATCACCATGATCTCGAGCGTTTGCAGAATAGGTTGAGTTAACCAGTTGCGGCATGACCGCATTTTCGCGCAGAACTTTAAGTCCACGCGCAATCAGTTTGTCTATTAGTGGTGTTAATGTGTTAGCCATTGCGGCGTTCTCCTAAGAGATAGGTGGTTGACGTTTGCCCTGATCTTCGAGATCGTCAACCTCTAACCGCTCGGCGATAGAGGTGGGATGGTTCTGTGATGTTGCTGGTACTGTTCAGCCGTCGATAATTTCGACCTCTCCCTTGTCGACGGCGTCGATATGCTTGCCGATCTCGGACCGGCGAATGCGCTGTTTGGCCGTGCCATTGCTGGAGGCACCACCCGACGCGCCCGATCCCACTGATTCGGCGAACAGGAAACCGTCCGAGGCTTTCAGTTCGTCAATCAATGAGTCAATTGTTTGCGGCGTTTTTCCATCTTCCGACATAATCGGCTCGCCAGTGCTGTCCACTCGGAACGCCGTCGCGCCGTCCCGTTTAATCTGCGGCCGCAGTGCGCGAATAATGTGATCAACCGCGCCAGCTTTAGCCTGGGCCTTTATTGCCTCGTCTCGTATCTGGTTTTCTATTACGTACCGGTCCAAATCCCGCTCGGCGGCAACCAAAGCATCCGTTTTTGCCTTGATCTGTTCGTCATAACTGGACCGCATTGCTTCCGTGCGCTGATTCAAAAGTTCATCAATCTTGCCTTCGCTCAATAATTCCTTTTCGGCGAGCGTATTAGCTTCGGTCTGTTTTTCTTTTAATGCCGCTTCGATTTCTGCCGCTTTCTTTTTCAATTCAGAGTTTTCACGGAACAGGGCACGATTGTTGTCTCGGAATTCATTGAGTTTGTCGCGGTCGCCCTTGTCCGTTACCAGCACATAATTGTCCCCGTCGACATCATAGTGTTCGCGCAGTGCTTCGGGCAGTTGCTCAAATTCGTCCGCTGTTACAATCGCTTTAATCGCCATATTTATTTTTCAACTCCGTCAGTGTCAATTCACGCCCTTGTTGATTCAGTAAATCGTTCAGCGTGATTTTTTTATCTTGATACAATTCCAATCGACCGCGACCGAGAATCTGCCGCTGTTCTTTTTCCGATAACGCGTTGAACGTCTTTGCAAACGATGGCGTCGGTGCAGGTTTGCCA